TTCACGAGCTTCTTCTTCAGCATCTCGTCTTTCTTGAGCAGCATTGATTGCATCTTGTGCAATTGCATCCCAATCTATTCTGCCCATGAAGTCATGTATTTGGAAAGATGTTAGTTTATCTTCAACTTCTTCCAACCACATTTCTTTCAATGCAGCTACTGGTGTGTACTGTGCATTTTCAGCATCTGTTTGATAAGTATAGTCATCCCCTATCTCGGCTACGATGTCTAATCCGATTAGTTTAGTGATTGAATTTTTGTCTGTTAGTATCATTTTAAATCTCCTTTGTTGTTATGCAACCAGTATACACCTTTGCAAACATATTGCAAACATATTTGCACAAATAATTAAAATAATATATTATGTTTTTTATGGCGTTATTTCACGCTAACAAAGGAGTTATTATGAGAGTTGTATTTTATGGATTTATTGCAGGAATGATTTTGTTTAACGGAAATTTGTTTGCACAAAGTATTTGGACTGAAGATGGATCATTAGTTATTACTGATGCACCTGCAAATGTTTATATAGAAAACGGAAGGGTACAATACGAAGTAGAAGTGTCTGAAGATGAATCTACATTTGTATATGGCAAGAATGAATTGACTGTATGTATGCCTACACAAGATGGAAGTATTTGTTACTAGGGGGATGGTTAGGGGAGTTACCTCCCCTTTCCTTTATCTGTTTGCTATGTACATGGTGATCTCAAAGCCATAACGAAGCTCTGTAGCAATTGGTTTAGTCCACATAATTTGATTTCCTTGTTGGTTAATAGAAATTGGATTATAGTTTAGAAGTTTAATTAATAATAGAAAACAATGTATGATTTTTAACTAATGAAATTATGGAGAAATTATGGAAGATAATATAAATCCAGATCACTACAAAAGAGGTGGCATTGAAACTATAGAATATCAACAAGCTAAAATGAGCAAAGAAGAATTTTATGGTTATTTGAAAGGTAATGCACTCAAGTACATTAGTAGGGAAGGATTAAAATCAGAAAAGTTAATTGACAAGATAGATGATTGCAAAAAAGCAATATGGTATCTTGAACAAATGATTAAAGTTCATCAGACAGAATTAAAAGTTTTAGAGGTTAAAGCTAAAGAGAACGAATGGATAGATGATCCTTTAGTAGATGAAGATTAATTTAAACAAGCCACATCCATGCCATGTATGTAAAAAAGAAGGTAAATTTTTTTATAAAAAATGGTGGTGTGGGCATGACAAATATTTAAAAGGAGTTTGTAATGACAAAGGGAAAAGAAACGCTAAAGAAAAATAAGGACCAATGGAAAGAACATAAATTTATTTGGGAGGGGTATACTTATTTTGTAATGAGCAAGAAAAATGAATTTCATATTGTTCATGAACCTACTGGTAGAATTGTGACAAAGGGGGAGTTATGAAATACGAAAAATTACAGAACCAAACTAACTTACATTGGTATGATTTAAATGATGGTAGAAGGTTGCAAAGGTATCAGCTATCAGAAATGATATATGCTTTGTTTGATGGAGGTAAAGAATTAATTATTCCAGATGTAGCAAAAGAAATTGGCATTGCAGAAGTAACTGCATCACATATTGTTAGAAGTCTTTGTATAAAGGATTTGTTAGTTAGAAGAAAAACTCAAAGGAATACTGTATATTCTAAAAAAATTGATTGTGCATTAGCTACAATGTTTTACCCAAAAACAATGCTAGATAACTTTAAAGTTAAAAGTAAAAAATCTCATAAGATGGATGAAGGTAAAAACATCTCATATCCTCAAACTGTACATCATGAGTATGGTTGTGTTAATACTGTTTATGAAGGTGGTGAATGAGAATAACTAGGCTAATGTCTATCCTAGAAGATTGGTCTAGGTGGATGAAGGTTGATAAACATAATTTAGGTTATCCTAGTGGTACAAGTTATTTTTCATCTGGTGGTGAATCAACAGCAGAAGTTTTTGAAGATATGGTATCTAAAACTGATATAGAAAACATTAAAATTGTTGATGCTGTTATTGATGGACTTGAAAAGAATCAAAAGTTAGCAATTTACTATAGATTTTTAGGTGGTAAGAAACCTATGTTTTATGAAAAAAATTTAGACATGGCTATGGATAATCTGTTAACTATCACTGGCAAAAGAATCTATGCCTAATTTAATTTTATACATTAGCAGAGATCAGTTACAAAAAGCTAAAGATGTACAGATTGAATTTGACAGGCAAAAGACTCATAACAAGTTTAAGTGCAAAACAAATTACATTGGGTATTTAGGTGAGCTTGTATTTAATGAATATTTAAAAACAACCTCGCACCAGTTTGAGTGGATATGCTACACAAAAAAAGAATGGAATAGTCCTGACTTTATTATTAATGGTAGAAGTGTTGATCTAAAAACTACCTTTAGTGATTCTATGTGGATTCAAGATGAAAAGTTTGACACTTATGTATATGCACAAATAAGCGAAGATGAAACAGAAATGGAAATTAAAGGTTGGTTATCTAAACAAGACATAACCAGAATGAAACAAGAAAATTTGTGTGAGTTAGTAAAAAGAGATAACAGGATAGACTATGTCTTTAATCAATCTTTAATGAAAAAATTTATTAATTGAGGGGGAAAATATATGCATAAAATTATGGTAAATACTGCTGTTCCCATGTCACAAGAAATGATGGATGCATTAACAGTATTAGAAACAACTTGTTTTTTTAGCAACAAAGAAACAATTACTACTAAAGAAGTAAAAGATTGGTTAGAAAAAAATGACTATAAAGAATTAATAAAAGAGTATAGAAGTGACTTTGTTTGGTTAGTACCCTAATTTTTTTAATAAGTCTGCTGTTAATCTTCCAGAATATGGTTTCATTTGTAAAGAACGAAGATCATCGGATGTAGGATTTTTTTTATCTATAGTAATTATTTTTCCTGTAGGCTTACCTTTTTTATCTAATTGTATTCTTTTATCTAAATCTAATAATTCAAAAATAGTTTTATCGGTGTTTACTTGCCCAATGCCTTCACCTTGTACTACATAAGGATAAGATCTATGTTGTGTAGGTTTAAATAACGGGGTACTATCTGCTACAATTTTACCTATATTTTGTATGCCACCATCTTGTGCTGTAAGTTGTTTTGGGTCTGTAACTGATAATCTAGCTTCCCCTCTGCCCAACCCACCTAAATTACGAAATTGAACATCTAATTTTTCTTGTATTTCTTTTCTTATTGCATCTGGAGCTTCAGAGTATTGTTTAACAGAGCTTGGGTCTGACATTCCTTTCCAATCAGGAATAAAAGTTTTTATTAACTTGTCAGCTTTCTTTTTTTCTTTTAAAGGCATGGCAGCATCTGCATAAGCTAACATTGTTTCGCCAGTCATATGAGAAAAATCTCCACCAGTCGGAGCCATTCTCCACGGAATATATAATGGATCTTCCCCTGTAACACTTTTAATTGTTTTTGCATTTAAATCAATTGAATTTACAGGATTTTTTCCAGATGCCCAAACTTGATTTGGGTAGCGAAACATATACCCCTGCCCACCCATCATATCAATTGGATTATTAAAATTGACATCATTAATTCCAGTAAGTAAACCATCGGCTCTGGTTCTATCAGACATTGATGTAATAAAAGGTTTACCTTCAAAATCTGTTAATGAAACTTGAGGTATATTTTCTTGTAAATTGTTTGATTGTATTTTAGGGTTGATGTTATTTAATTTAACTTGCTCTCTAACTCTATCATCAAATCTAGGGTCAAATTTAACAGTATCTTTTGTAGGTAATTTACTTCCTTTACCAACCATACCTGCCAAACCAAGCAAAGCTCCTTTGGCTGCCAATGGTGGATTTAACATAGAGCTACCCATTTCTGCCAATTCATTACCAAGTCCAGTTTGTTTTGGTGGCAATAAACCTTTTGAGTCTAGGTAAGCTGTAGATCCAAATACATCTTTATCATCAACAACTCCAGTCATTGTTAATGGTAATCCTGCAAGATCTAAAACTCCTGTAGCTAATTGTGGAACACCTCTAGTCATGGAAGTTGCTAATCTACCTGCTGTACTTACAACAGGTTTTCCAGTAAAAGGATTAATAGGTATATTTTGTTTAGGAGCACCAAAATCTTCTATAGGATTAAAACCACCTAATTTTTTAAATAATTCTTCTGCTGTCAATTTTTTTCCTTAAAAACTTATTAATCCACCACTAGGGTTTTGGGTTGATGTTACAGATTTACTTGGGTTAAATGTTTTAATGTTTTTTGCTAATACTAATGCACCAATTTGTATTACTTCGTCTGCTTCACTCACAGGCATATTGTCTGCTTTATTATAAAAATATCCAAACCTTTTAGGGTTCATTCCTACCTGACTCCACTCTGGATCATTAAGATATTTTTCAGCTAATTTTTTTACTTCATCAGGCGATGTGTTTTTCCAACTGCCTTCTATTTTTGCCATTGGAAATTTATTAGACCCACCTAGTTCTTTTCCTTTTGCAATCCTAATAGCATCATTTGGATTTATATTAAATTTAATCTTTCCACCTTTGTCTGTTAAATGAACTGTTTGCCCATAAACAGTTTTTCCATCTGCACCTTGTAAAGATGCTGACCATACATTGTAATTATTGTAAGCAGGAATATCTAACCTAGATAAAACTTTATCCCCTTCATCAAATTTAGCTCCAAAATTTACAACATTTTTTCCACCATCTGCTTTCTTACCTAACCCATAAACAATTTCTGCACCAGAAGGATAATCAGGAATTTCTGTTATTTTAGTTGATGGATAAAAATTTTGTATATTTTTAATATAATCAGTTTGTGATATTTTTCCATCTATATAATCTATAAATGTTTGCCTAGCTCTAGGGTCTTGTGGTAAATTTTGTAGTTGTTTGTCTTTTGGTATAGCGTTTGATTTTCTCCAAACTTCGGCAGCTTCAGGAGTAAACTCACTTAAATCTTTTCCTGTTTTTCTTAACATCCCACCTAAACCAATAACAGCACCTTTTGCTAATGATGCAGGATTTAACATAGAACTAGCAAATTCTACACCTTGATTTATTAAACCTGTTTGTGCAGGTGGTAAAAATCCTTGTTTGGTTAATTGTGCTGTTGAACCAAAAACATTTTCTGGTTTTACAACATCGGTTAAAGTTACAGGTAAAGCAGCTAAATCAATTAATCCTGTTGCCAACTGTGGAACACCTCTAGTCATAGAGGTTGCTACTTGACCTGCTGCACTAACAATAGGCTTACCTGTAAACGGATTTAAAGGTACTTGTTCTTGTGGTGCACCAAAGTCTTTTATTGGATCAAAGCCACCTAATCTGTTATATATATCTGTCATCTTTTGTTCCAAATAAATGTAAGCCAATATTTCAATTTCTTAACCCTTTCTTGTTGGTGTGAGGTGTCTATTTTCTTTAAAAACTTTTGCCTAAATGCCAATGATTTTTTAGATAGATTTAATGCTTCACAATAGACCATATAATGCTTACTACAATTGTCTGTTTCTGTGCCGTCAGGAAGTGTTATAAGCTTCGTGGTACGACTTTTATTTGTTTTTGGTGTAAAGAGGTCTTTAGTCGTCAAGGTCTTGTATGTTCATATGAATACTATCTATAATTAATTCTACAGAGCTGCCATCTGATAGATGTAATATCATCTCTGATTCACCTTGCACTATATCAACAGCATCTATAGTTTTATCTTGCATATGCAATGCTATTGTGTGTACATCCATTTGAATTTTCCTTATATGGGTAAAGCCGAGTCTGATTTTATCTTTTCTATAGGTTTCTTCCCTTTTGACCACTTCCCACAGTCTTGGCATTGAAATCTTTGATACTTGTTCGTCAGAGATAATATAACTCCTCTTTTTTGTAAATGATAACTACCACAATTTGGGCAACAAGCTTCTTTAGTTTCTAGGTTGTGATTTGGATGTATATTAATCCACCCTTTAAGCTTTTCGTAAACTTCCTCTGTAAGCTTGACATCATTAATGTTATATTTCTTCATTAACTTCCATGCTTTTGGATTTTTAGCCATACATTCTATCCATAGTGGCATACCCTCATGTGAGGTTTTCATACCTATACCAAGTAGCTGTGCTACATAATCTAATTTATTACTAGCAAATCTAAACTTTCCTCTTGCCGTAGTCAATAAATCTATATCTTTATAAGGACTTGGTGGTGGTAGTTTGTGTATTAAAAACTCTTTATTAAGAGTTGGCATATCAAATCTTTTGCCGTTATAAGTTATTATGGCATCTGCTTCATTAATTAACTCATGTATTTCTTTGATCATCTTCTTTGGTGTTGTGTCGTAAATGCTAGAGAAAAAAGTTTTCTTTTTATCTAACCATTTAGCTGCCCAACATAAAACTGTTGATGATTCTATTAATTGACTCAAGCTAATATTTTGCTGAAACAACCCCCAATGAAATCCTGTGTGTGGACTTGTCTCAATATCTAATATAAGTATTTTCATATAAAAAACCTGTATAACAATATAAAGTAAAAAACAATTAAAGCAAAAGTTATCAT